ATCTAAAAAAGGCATAACACTGGCTTTGCGCATGCAAAAAGGAGATAGCTATGGCACGGGCACAAAGAATGTCAAAAAACTCCGTTGAAGCTACGGCGCTGACGTTTCAGTCGGCAAATGAGCTACCCGAACCGACAGAGCCATTGAATGAGCGGGAATTGTCCTACTTTCACCGGGTCATCAGGTCACGCGAACTGGCCACATGGTCAGATCATGACATTTCATTGGCCACTGACCTGGCCATGACCCAGGTTCAGTATTTGGAGGCCATGGCGGCTGTCAAAGCGCAGGGTCGCACAACCCTTTCTGAGCGCGGCACCCCGGTGGCCAACCCCGAAACTGCGGCGCTCAGTCAGCTGGCATCAAGCTTGCGGGCGTTTACCGCGCAGCTGGGGTTGTCGGCCAGTCAAAGGGGCGTGGGCGCCGGAGCCAAACAGGACGTGCGCAACCAAGCCGAAAGAGATGCCCGTAAGGTCATTGCCAAAGTCGCTGAAGATGACCTCCTCGCGTAAGCCCAAACCAAGGACCCGCGGGCAACGGGTCATTGCGTTCATTGAGACTTATTGCAAGACGCCAGAGGGTGCGCATGTTGGGAAGCCCATTGTGCTGGCGCCATTTCAGAAAAAATTCATCCTCGACGTTTACGACAATAAACACGGCACCCGGCGGGCGATCATGTCTATTGCCCGCAAAAATGGCAAGTCAGCGCTGATTGCGGGGTTGATGCTGGCTCATATTTGCGGCCCGGAGGCCGTGCAAAACTCCCAAGTGGTTTCAGGGGCCATGTCCAGAGACCAGGCGGCGCTGGTATTTAACCTAGCCGCAAAAATGATTGCACTGGAGCCCATGCTGCTGGCGGTCACCCGGATAGTGCCGAGCTCCAAGCGCATCATTGGGCTGCGCAAGAACGTTGAATATCGCGCCTTGGCCGCAGACGGCACCACGGCGCACGGCCTCAGTCCTGTGTTGGCCATCCTCGACGAGGTCGGGCAGATACAAGGGGCCATTACCCCGTTTGTTGAGGCCATCACAACCAGTCAGGGTGCCCATGAAAACCCATTGTTGATTGCGATCAGCACCAGTGCCAGCTCAGACGCTGATATGCTGAGCCTTTGGGTTGATGACGCTTTGCGCTCCGGTGACCCCCACACTGTTTGCCATGTCTATTCAGCGGACAAGGACTGTGACCTGCTGGACAAAAAGCAGTGGAAAAAAGCCAACCCGGCCTTGGGCATTTTCCGGTCGGAAAAAGATTTGGAGGAGCAGCTCAAGCAGGCCAGCCGTATTCCTAGCATTGAGGCCAGCGCCAGGAACCTGCTGCTCAACCAGCGCATCAGCTTAGAGACAATCTGGCTGGCCCCCACCGTTTGGAAAAACAACGCGGGCCTGCCCGACCCGGAAGTGTTCAAGTCTGGCGCCACAGTTGGCATGGGGCTTGACTTGTCTCAAAAGCACGACTTGACCGCGGCGGTGCTCAGCGCAAAAGACGATGACGGGGCGCTTCATTTGCTGCCGTTTGTGTTTACGCCAGAGTCTGGGCTCAAAGAGCGTGAGATGCGTGACCGGGCGCCTTATTCCGCATGGGTTCGTGATGGCAAACTCATTGCAGTGCCTGGAAAAGTTTTGGACTACGACTGGCTGTTCGAGTATTTGCGGTCGGCGCTCGACGATGCGGGCATCACGGTTGACACCATTGCATTTGACCGTTGGCGGATCAACGAGGCCAAAGGTGCGGCAGAAAGAACGGGTTTTGTGCCCAGGGAGTGGCAAGAATGCGGGCAGGGCTTTCAATCCATGAGCCCGCGGATGGAATACTTTGAGGGGATGCTGCTGCAGAATAAGATCCGGCACGGCGGCCACCCGCTGCTGAACATGGCTGCCGCAAACTGTATTGCTCAGCTCGATCCTGCCGGAAATAAAAAGCCGGCCAAACACAAAAGCACCCAGCGCATTGACCCATTAGTTGCGGCTGTTATGGCGGCCGGGGTGTTTATGGTGGAGCCTCAGCCCGTTGACATTTCAGCAATGATAGGGTAATATGGCCTTTGACCGGCTGGCCTGACCAGCTCGGGGCGCTTTGCAGTTGCCTACCGAGCAAACTAGCGTCCAGCCGGTCACCCTATACCGGAGGCAGTTCCCCGCGCGGCCCGTTCAATACGGGGCGCCCGCATCTACCACAAATTGACATACAATTCCCCAAACTCCTGGAGTGCCTAGCATGCACAATCAAATTGAAGTCACCATCGAAAAGGCGGCAAGCGCTGAGTACGATGCTCGCTTTGTCCTGTCGGCAACCACGCCCGACCGAGTAAATGACACCATCGAGGCCAGCGCCTACACACCCAACCTTGGAAAAAAGCTGATAGCTCTCTGGCAGCATAACCATGATCAGCCCATGGGCTACTGGGAAAATCTGCGCATGGATGGTCAAAAGCTCATTGGTGACTTGAAAGTTGCGGGCACCAACCTTGGCAACATGATCAAGCAACTCATTGCTGATGGTGTGCCGCTCGGTGCATCGATTGGGTTTCGCGGCAAGGGCGAGCCTAACAGCAAGGGCGGCATCCACTTCAAAGAGATTCAGCTCCTCGAGTGCAGCGTGGTGAGTGTCCCCGCGCATCCTCGAGCCATGCAAATTGCCAAGTCATTTGGCTGTGAAAAATTCCTCAGTGCCCAGTCAAGCGGTGCTGATGGTGCGGGCAATTCAGCCCACTCCCCTGACCGCTCTGCGGTTATTTCCAAGGCAAAGGCAGCCATCCTGGCCGCCAATAAATCACTGAGGTAACATCATGTCGATTGCACAACGCATCCAAGCCGCTGAGGCTGAATTGCTGGCTCTCAAAGACCAGCTGGTTGAAAGCACCAAGGCTCTGGAAGCCGCTCCTGATGAAGAAGCGCTGCTCATCCAGGTCGAAGAGCTTTCCGCCAAGACCGAAAAAGCCGCCAACACCGTGGCTGCTCTGAAAAAGGCCGAAGCAGCTCTGGCCGCTCGCGCCACTCCCGTCACCCCTGAGGCCCCTGCTGTTATCCCCAGCATGAAAAAGGATGCCAAAGGCGACGGCGACCTGCTGTGGAAGATGGCCACCGTCAAGACCCTGGCTTATGTGGGCCGCAAGTCTGAGGCCGAAGTGCTCGAGACGTATTACAAAGGCAACGACCAACTGGCCGCTGCTGCTGACTATGTGCAGAAGTCGGTGATCAACCCCGCCATGACCACCGTAACCGGCTGGGCATCTGAGTTGGTCCGCACCGACTATCAGGGCTTCCTGAACACCTTGCGCACCACCTCTGTGGCCGCTGAGCTGGCCTCCCGCTCGCAACAGCTGTCGTTTGGCGGTTTCAACAGCATCACCATCCCGGTGCGCAATGCCCTGGGTGCAACGCTGACCGAACCCGCATGGGTCGGTGAGGCTGGCAACATCCCCTTGACCAGCTTCAGCTTCGGTTCCGCCACGCTGAACCGTTACAAGCTGGCTGCCATCACCACCATGAGCCGCGAGATTGCCGAGCGTTCCACGCCCAGCATCGAAGCCCTGCTGCGTGACGGTCTGACTGAAGCTTACAGCCAAGTGCTCGACGCAGCTCTGTTGTCGTCCGCCGGCGCTGTTGCCAACGTGCGCCCTGCTGGTCTGATGAACGGCGTGACCCCCACTGCTGGCACCGCCGGCGGCGGCGAGGCGGCTGTGCTGGCCGACATGAAGGTGATGATCTCTGCCATGACTAACGCCCGCCTGGGTGCACGTCCTGTGCTGATCATTCCGACTGCCAGCCGCCTGTCTGTTGGCCTGATGATGAACCCCTTGGGTCAGCGCGCATTTGCGGATGAAATTGCCGCCGGTCGCCTGCTGGGTGTGGAAATCATCTCCAGCCAAAACGTGCCGGCCAGCACCGCCATCCTGGTGGACGCTGCAGCCTTCGCCACGGCTTTTGACACTCCTCAATTTGATGTGAGTGACGTCGCGACAGTGACAGAGAGCAACGCCAACGGCACCGCTCCGACCATGGCTTCCGCCGCTGGTCAAGCCGCCATCGGCGCCGTGGGCACTGCTGGTCAGGTTCCGGTCAACGGCGGTATCGCTGTTGCTGGCTCCACCGGCGCTGCACAAGTTGGTCAGCAGACTCGCAGTTTGTGGCAGTCGTACAGTTTGGGCATCCGCATGGTAGCCCCAACCAGCTGGGCCCTGCTGCGCGGCGTGAACGGCGTGCAAGTTGTCAACACCCTGACCTGGTAATAGGTTAAAGTGCGGGGTCACAAGCCCCGCGCTTTTTCAAGGCGCTTCCACCAGGCGCTTTGAAAAAGCGAAGCCACAAAAGGAGCCCTCATGGCCATCATCATGCGAACCACCAACGGTTACCGCCGTGCCGACTTCATCACCGCAGCGGACGCTGAAAAGCTGGTCGAAGAGGGCAAAGCCTTCAAGCACGCCGGCTATGAGATTTGGGAAGAGACCGACGGCGCTGTTTACGCCACTAAGGTCATGGAGCCTGCCAAGCGTCGCGGCCGCCCCGCTAAAGTGCAAGAGGAGGCACCAGCCCAGGACGGCGGTGCAGAATGAAACTCATCGACCGCGCTAAGAGCTTCTTCGGATTTGAGGGCTCCGCGAGGGGTCCTTTTTCTGGCATGAGCGAGATGGGCAACTTTTGGCCCATGGGCGGGTTGGAAGACGGCTGGCAGCGCAACCTTGAGGTGGGTTCGTTTGGCGCCCGCAACGTGCCTGCTGTTTATGCCTGCGTGATGGTGATCGCTCGGTCCATTAGTCAGTGCTACCCCACGCATTTCCGAACCAATGGCGACGTGCGTGAAAAGGTCACGACCTCCGCTGCGTTTCGCGTGTTGCGAAACCCAAACCACTACCAAACCGCCCCCGACTTTTTGCTGAACCTGGTGGCCCAGGCCCTGTTTGACGGGGAATCGTTCGCGGTGGCCACGCGCAATGACCGCAACGAGATCAATAGCCTGCACTTGATGCCTCGTGGCTCGTGCTCGCCGCGCATCGAACCCGACACCAAAGAGATTTTTTACTCGGTTGGATCGTCGCCGCTGGGGCCTGACGTTGACTTTGCTGTGCCTCAGCGCGATGTGCTGCACTTGCGCTTCCACACACCGCGTCACCCGCTGATTGGTGAGTCGCCGATCAAGGCGGCGGCGCTGGCCATCGGCATCAACGTGGCGTTGTCGCAGAGCCAGGCGGCGTTCTTTGCGCAAATGCGCCGCCCCTCCGGTGTTTTGACGACTGACCAGGTGTTAACATCCGCGCAAATGACGCAGCTGCGCGCAGCGTTCGACGAGCAGTCAAGGGTCTGGAACAAAGGCGGCATGCCGATCCTGGGCAGTGGTTTGAAGTTCCAGCAGCTGGCCATCGACAGCCAGGACGCACAGCTGATCGAGGCTCAGCGCATGAGCTTGGAGGACATTGCCCGCGTGTTTGGTGTGCCGCCTCCGCTGATCGGCGACTTGAGCCACGCCACGCTCAACAACAGCGAAACCCTGATCCAGCACTTCCTGAGCATGTCGCTGGGCTCGTACCTGGAGCACATCGAGCGGTCGCTGGACCGCCTTTTTGGCCTGTCCAACAGCGAATATCTGGAGCTCGACACCTCGGCGCTGCTGCGCACTGACTTTGCTGGCCGCGTGGACGGTTTGACCAAGGCGGTGCAGGGCGGCTTGATGACGCCGTCCGAGGCCCGAGTGCGCGAAGGCCTGTCGCCAATTAAGGGTGGCGATGCCGCATACTTGCAGCGTCAAATGGTCCCCATCGATAAAATTGGCGAATTGCTGGAGGCTGAGGCCAAGGCCAAGAAAGAGCCCAAACCCGAACCAGCTCCCGCACCGGCGCCAGAGAGCAAAAGCGCTGAGCTTGACTTTGACACCACAGTCGCCAAGGAATTGATCCGCGGTCTCATGTATAGGAAGCAACATGATTGAGAAAAAACTTGTTGAGGTCGTCGAGCCCATCGTTGAAAAGCTCGTCGAGCTTGAGACCCGCATCGACGCCATCCCCCCGGTATTGAATGGCAAAGACGGGCGCGACGGTGTTGACGGCAAGGACGGTGCGAGCCCCGACATTGACGAGGTGGTGGCCAAGGCGGTGGCACTGATCCCCGCTCCGGCCAATGGTGTGGACGGCAAAGATGGCCGCGACGGTGTTGATGCAAAACCCGAAGACGTGGCCAAGTCGCTGCAGGCTGATGCCCAGTTCTTGAGCATGATCCGGGGTGAGCGCGGGATTGATGGCAAAGACGGCCAAGACGGCCGCGGCATCAAGTCGATCACCACGACCGAGAAGTCTTTTATTCTGGAGCTCGACGACGGCTCCGAAGCTGAAATCCCGTTGATTGCTGGGCCTGCTGGCCAGGCTGGCGAAAAGGGCGAGACCGGCGCTGCGGGTCTGGGCCTCAACACCAAGGCCTGGGAGCCTGGCGTTTACCGCGAGGGCACGTTTGTCACCGCGGCCATGGGCAAGGTCTACCTGGCCACCAAGGACACGGCTGACAAGCCTGGCAAGTCGGATGACTGGCAGCGCGTGGGCGCCTGGGGCTTTGAGTGGACCGGCGTGAAAAAGTCCGACCGCGAATACGAGAACGGCGACCTCTACATTGACAACGGCACGACCTTCCTGTTTTGGGAGGGCAAGGGCCGCATGTTTGCGCAGCGCGGCGAGAAGGGCGACGCTGGAGCCAAGGGCAAGGACGGCATTGACGGCAGCACGATTGTGCATGTCAAGATGGACGCCAACGGCGTGCACATGGCCATGTCGGACGGCGAGGTGCTGACCGCTGAAGTGGACGGCATGAAGTCCTATGTGGCATCGATTGCTGACGGCGTGTTCGAGGCCAAGCTGATGAATTTCCTGGAGCAAGAGCTCCAAAACGTCGTTGACGAGGGCGGCACTCCCATCAAGGCGTTCAAGGGCCAGTTCCAGCCTGAGAAGTCTTACTCGGTTGGCGACGTGGTCACGGCCAACAAGTCGCTGTGGGTTTGCAAAAAGGGCAGCCGCGG